CATCCTCTAATTCCTCATCTTCAGCGATGATTTCCTCATCCTCAAGATCTTCATCTTCTTTGATACCGGCAGGCATTGAATCTGCTTTACCAGCATTCTTATTTACAACATCTTTTACTTGCTTAAGTGTTGCTGCAGCATCTTTGAATTTTGATGAATCATCATCAGACTTGTAGTTTTCTGGAGTAGGACCACCAAGATCTTCCCATGATCCGCTTTGACCTGCTACTGCACCAGGAGCAAGTTTTTGCATTGGATCACCTCCTTTAGCACCAGAATTGACAGCAGTTCTGGATTGTGTAGTGCCTACTTCCATTTCGTGTAAATTTTCTCCACTAGACATTTGAACTCTCCGATTTTTTACCTAGTTTAAATCTATATTTATTTATACTTTGTTATTTTCCACACATATGCTATAATGAGTTTAAGAATTGATCAAATAGTTCAATCTTATGCTCTTCCAGTGCTTTTTGATCTACTAATTGATTAATTCTACGTCTTGTATTTTCTGCAAGACGTTCTCTTAAGATTCCTCCATCCCATACCCACTCTTTACCTTCCATAATTCCCTGAACAAATGCATCAGGTGCTGAAGGATCAGCAACAATATCTGCTGCTGTTGCAAGCATAAAGTCCTCACCGACTTGCTTGTAACCTTCTTTGGTGGTAACTAAAGAACCAATACCACGAGAAGAAACACCAAGAGTAACACCATCTTTGAGTAGAGATTCTGCAATCTTTCCCATAGGCGTTGAGAGAATTTGTGCTTTACCTACAAAGTTATTACCTTCTCTCTGAAGATTCACAATCTTATGTGAAACTCTATCGAGGTTTACAGTAGGACCATCTGGGTGTCCTAATTCACCAAGAGCACGACCTTTTTTTACATACTGTTCATTGTAACGCTTAACCTCACGTTCCATAATGGAACCAGGATAAAGTCTTCCATTACGGTTGACTTGCTCCGCTTGTAAAAAAATTCCTTTGATAAAAAGATTCTTCTTACCGTTTACGTTCTCAGTGAGAACTTCTACCTTTTCGATTTCTTCCCTGATTAGTTTCATTTTATTGATACTTTTTTATTATTATTTAGTTGTGTATTTTATTATGAAATTGCATTGCCGATGTCTGTAACTAATTGAGTTACTCTAGAATCTAGTGAAGATAAATTTAATGAAGTTCCGATAGAATAAAATGCAATTCTACAAGTTGCAAATCGATCCGGTGCAATATTATTATATGCAAATAATAAAACATCATTAGATGATGGTGTTTGACTAGTTTGGGTTACTGTTGTATCGGATCCATTAACTCTTGCAGTGAACGATGCTGATGTTGATCTACTACTTCCAATAAACCCGGTAGAATTTCCAGCGCCAGAAAAAATTGGGCTTGGTGCAAACCTGGAATTATTATAAAATCTTAGAACATTAGATGCATCTCCATAAATCCATGTGACTCCGTTAGTGGATACCGAATTTGTTCCAAATATACTTTGGCTATTAGCACCCATGCCTACTGTTAGATATGCCGAAATATGTTTATTGTTTTGTGGATCACTATTATTTGGTCTATTGCTATCTAAGTACTTTGTACTACCATCTCCAAGTAAACCAGTTGTTCTGGTATAGTCACCACTAACAAAATTATTACTTGTCGGTGCAGTGCCCACCAGCGGAACTAGTGCTCCATCCAGAGTGCGGGCACCAGCCAAAATACAAGAGGATTTAATGGCAGTCCAGATCCCATCAGACTTGCAACCCAATATAAAATTATTATAAGCAACTTTAACAGCAAGTTCTAATTCTTGACCATCGGCTGCCTCTACAGCAGCAATATAAGTTTCTGCATCGGGATCGAGAACTAAAGGTGTTGAGGACGTTTCATGTGCATTAAAAAATCTAGATCCAAAAACAGACCCAAATCTATTCCCATAAGGTGTTCTTATTACCATAATTATCAAGCACCTTCATAAACAATTTTTGATGTTCCTGTAAGTGCTTTTGCATAAACATAAGAAACTCCAGCATCATGAGATAGATCGGTAACAGTCTTTTTTAGTTCCCCGTCCCACCTATCATAAATTAGACCAATTGTATCTGTTGCTATACCAGATGACGAAGTTGTAACGGCAACCACTACTGGAGAACTACTCTGACACTGAAATGTTATCGTAGATACATTATTTCCAATAAGAAAATAATTACTTGGTGTTAAAGTTGTCGATGCAAGTCCCATTATCTTACTTCTTTTTTAAGATTTATTAGTTATTTATTCTTCTTCAGTTTCTGTCTCTTCGTCATCAGTAAAAACAGTATCAGCAACTGAAGGTCTCAGTGCATCTACTCTTTCTGATGCTTTTGCATAAAGAAGATCTTTAATTTTATCGCTGATGTTTGAAGGTGATTCATCAGAGATAATCATATCCATTAAGTCGTCCATAATTTTGAATGTAGTTTTTGTTATTTATACTCAAATTTCTCCACCTTGTGGTGCTTCGGTGGCAGATGCATCAATCTCTGGTTCTAAAGGAACTTGTCCCATTTCACCATTCATAGAATCCATAGGCATTCCTGTCTGAGGATCTACCATTGCTGCTGGATCTGGAATCTTACCTTCTTCGATTTCTTTTTCGATAATCTTATCTTGTTCGATGATTTCTTCATCAGTTTGACGAAGAATCTTTCTTCTTACATAATCCTGTGAGAAGTACTTGCCAACATAAGGTTCTGCTGTAGTCACAAGATTAAGTCTTTCATTCAGTAACTCCGATTCCTTGAGTTCTGAGAAATGATTATCATATAGGAAATCATACTGAATGTGCTCCGACATCTTTTCCCAGTCTTCTGGAGTTACGATGTTCTTTAAAATCAACTGAGTTTTGAGCATATCATTAAACATATTTGAGAATCTCTTTCTCAAACGTCCAACAAACTTAGTAAACTTGAGTTCGTCTCTTAAGATTTCAGAAGATCTGCCCAGGTTAAACCCACCTTCTCCATCCATTCTTGAGGGTGGAACATTAAGTGCTCTGTATAGTTTTTTCTTAAAGTATTCAATATCAGTGATTTCTCCAAGGTTTTGGCCGCCTGGCAGAGTTGAGATTTCTGTTCCCCTTCCGCCTTCTCTGCGAGGCAACCAAAAATCTTCAAGCATTGACATGTATTTTTTGTCATCTCTAATCTCTCCTGTATTAGCATCATAAACTAACTTGTTACGATAACGCATCATAACATCACGTAGATATTGTTCTGCTTTGACTTTTGGAAGATTACCTACATCAATATAGAAAATTCTACGTTCTGGTGCTCTTGATAAACGATAGATTACCAAAGAGTCCTCAATCATTCGAAGTTGATTGAGTCCTTTGATTGCTTTGTGAAGGTAAGAAAGTACTGTATTTTTATTCCTATCTACAAGGCCAGAAGTACAATAGGTAATTGCATCCTTAGCAATCTTAATACCTCCAGTATTTGTATTTCCATATCCATTTTTTAGTTTTGGATTGTATTGGAAATACTCTTCTATTTCTGGAAAATCAAAATCTAATGGGTTATTACTTCTTGTATTTGTTATAATTTTATTTGGATCTGTCTTTTTTTGCTGTCTAACATAACGCATCTTAAGTGCGTCAATGTATCTAAGTTCTTGAATTCCATCTTGTGGACTTTTTAGATCAATTACTTTATGATAATAAAGTCTTCCGTCAATGTACCAATTACGATAAATCTCATGAGATTTTTTGTCAAAATCTAGAATCTCTAAGATATTTTTAAATTCTTCTCTAATTTTTTTCTTAAGTCCATCACTTGCATTTAAGTTTGATAGTTCAATCTGAACTGGACTATCATAAGTATCAGAAACAATTGCTTCATTTACAATATCTTCAATAGCACTATCCACTTCTGGATGAAGTGCCATCTCTCTGTATCTTCTAATTAAATCTTGTTCATTTTTATAAACACCTTCAATGTCTACCGAAGTACCAAAAAAACCACTAGTCAGATAGTAGTCAACCCCATCCTCGTCATTTTCGGGAATGGGGGATAATGCTGACTGTGGTTTTTTTTCGCTATCTTCTACTGAAAATCCAAATAAACGAGTCATTAATATAAATTAGAACTTTATGTTCTATTATTTATCAATTGATAATTATCAGGTGCCAGTAACTTTTCCAATATTTCCAGCAGAATCTGGATACCAGAATTGAACTTGGAAATCTACAGTAAATTCTTCAATTTGATCTGTACTATCGAAGGATAAATCGATTGCAGAAATGTTTGTTGGAAAAATATCAATAAACTGGTAAACTGCATGAACAGTGGCTCCACCACCACTTCCAGTTCCAGATTCTTTGTTCACCTTTCCTCTTCCCAATTGAAGAACCTTTGCATTTTTCATGTAATCTACTGGATTTTCAAGACCACTATGATCTGAATATTGTCCAATAGCTTGCATCCAACCCTCCATCACTTTTCTAATTACAAAATTGGTATCATTTAGAATTGTTACTGACCAAGTATCAAATGTTCTATCTCCAGCAACTTTAAATGTTCTTCCTCTAAATGGAACATCAATTGATCCCATGTTAGATGCTGGTAGCTGGGCTGATTTACATAAAAATGTAAAATCACTTTTAGCTTCACTATCCCATGTTGTTCCGAACTGGGGATCTGCTGGTGGAGTTGAATCTAAACGAACTTCAAATAAATTTGGGCGGGCGCCCCCGCCCTGCATAGCTTTCTTAAATTCTGATAAACTTTTAATGTCTGCCATTGGTCTTTCCTCCTGATGTTTTTAATAGGTTAAATCAAACAGTTCCTGCAACTTCTTCAAAGGCAACTCCAGTTCTAGTTGCAACGAATGTAAGAGTAATGTAATTGATTGACTTAGCTGGCTTCAGGAAAATGTCAGCTCTAAATTCATTATTATCGATTACATCTGGAGTATTATTTGACTCATCACAAACGACCAGATATCCATAGATGCCCCTCTTTGCTTGAACATCTCTCAAATATGGTTCAACAATATTTAAGAAGTTTGCTCTAGTAATTTCATCATTTAATTCGAACAGAATAGTTTCTGATGTTCTAGATAGAGCTTGTTCCACAGTAAGGAATAAGCGTCTAACATTAATTCTATCAAATGCTGATGCATATCCAAGAGCAGTCTTATCACCAAATAGAAGAACGCCAAATCCTGGTTTATTAATCACTGGATTAATTCTCTTTGGATAAATTCTATCTCTTTGTGCCTTGTTTGGATTATAAGCAACTTTAATTGCATTATTAATAATTCCTCTCTGCAGACCTGCAGGTGAGAACCAAGGATATGCAAAGATAGAAGTTCTTACACAAAGACCAGCAATGTCTCCATTGCATGGAATGTAACGGAATTTATTGTTGAAACGATCATAAGTATACTTATAACCAGAGTCAAAAATTGCATAAGATGAAGATGATAATGGATTGAAGAATTCAATAATATTATTTGTAATTTGATCAGGAGTCAGATATCTTCTAACTGATGGTTGAGTAGGATCTGGTTCAGCAACAACATCAAATCTATGTGGTGAAATGCAAGCAATGCAATCTTTTCTGCTATTAGCAATAGAAATTAGATAATTTGCTTTTGCTTGAGACTCATATCTAAAGTCTAATCCTGGACCTTGAAGTAAGTAATCTACTTCAATTTCTTCTGGATTTAGGAATAATTCATAAGAAGTAATCAGGTCTCCAAGAGTTGCCTTCATGCTTCCAGTTTGACCATTTTCTCCTGCTAGATAATCATTTCCTCCACTTAGAGTGTAAGTTGCATTTCCAAGAACACTAAATCTGGCATCTTGCATAGGCAAGTTCCAAAGACCATCTGCAACAGTATCATTTACATTCCAGCTGAAATATCCAGTGTCTGCATTAGTTTCGAAGAACGTTTGATAGATTTCTTCATTATTTGATCCATCGGAAGGATTGTCTCCGACATAAACATATCTGGAATACTGTGCAAGATGTTCTTTCCACCATATTCTAAGACCTGCATCTACTGAAGATACTGCATCAGTTGCTTTAGATAAGAATAGGAACTTCTCAAGAAGATTACCTTGAACACCAGTTACACTTCCAGTATCATCAACTATGGCAACGTGGATTGCGTCATGTCTACCATTTCTATCTACAGCATACTGAGTATCTACTGGTTTTGGAGCAATTGCTCTCCAATAGATGGTAGTATTTTCCAATTGTAATGTTTGGTTATCATACCAATCTGAAACCGCATCAGTTCCTAGAGTTGTAGATCCAATACTTACTCCTGATGAATTAATGAGTTGGATTGTATCACCATCTCTAATAGAAGCAGTTCTTACTTTCTCGTTATAATTGATTCTAGTAAATGGAGTTGAAGCACCTAATCCTGCAGAAGTATCTACTCTTGAAATAATCTTAACATCAATAGAATCTTCACTTTGTCCAGTAATAATACCTTGTATAAATCCAGTGAATGTTGAAGTATTTCCTGCTCCTGGAAGAACTTCTCCGGAAAGTGCTAGACTTACACCCAATCCTACGGCAGTTCCACCAGCCCCTACTGACTGCAACCAAGCAGCACCAACATTTATAGTTTGATCTGCTTTATCATCAATAAAGCATACTTTTAGATTATTTGCCCAAGAACCTGGAGTTTTTGCTGCAAATATGTATGATGCAATATCGTCAGCGTAGTTTTGATTGTAATCATCAAAGTTTTTAATCTGAAGATTTGCTTGACCTGCAGTAGAAACACCTGCTTTAGAGTCTGCATAAACTCCATTTACATTAAATGTAAGATCATCTGTAGTTCCATTACCACCAAATTTTGTTCCATCTATAGTAATAAGTTCATCATCTATGAATCCTACACCACCATTAGTAACTAATACAGTTACAGTTGAACCGAGACCAGCTCCATTGTCAGCAACTGTAACTGTAAAGTTTGCTCCAGTTCCAGCACCATCGGTGGTATAATCGCCAGTAACAAAATTGTAAGTTCCTGGATTTCTAGTAGTTGAAGCAATACCTACAGAATCTACGGATACAATTTCACCCGCTCTAATTCTCTTTGCGTTTGCGTTTACTAGATCTGAACCACCAGTTCTTACGACTTTCATTACGCCGCCATAAGAAAGGAATGCCGAAGCTGTCATCCAGTATTCCCACTGACCATCAAGATTGTCAGGTTTTCC